CTGATAGAATCAAAAGAGAAACTGGCGAGATTGTTGACCCTGTTAAACTCAACAACCAAGAGCTAGTGTTTCGTGTGATTTGTTGGGATCATATTCCAATGGTGCCAAAGAAGCTAACCAAAGCTCAGCAAAAGAAAAAATCCAAACTAGAAGAACTGCTGGAAATGGACGATGTGGATATCGAGGATGATGGATTACAAGAACTCATGAGCGATGTCGAACAAGATCTCAACTATGTTAAATTAAACTTTCCTCCTTTCTGGCACTACATGATTGATGAGAATCGTGTGCCATATGTTGTTGGCAAATCACATTGGATTGGCGGTATGGAAAACGGGCACTTCTCAAAAGATCATGGAAAAATGACAGACAAACTAGCACACATGTTTATAAAACTATGTGAACGTTATGCAACAAGATCAAACTGGCGTGGTTATACCTACAATGAAGAAATGCGTGGACAAGCATTACTACAACTTAGCCAAATTGGATTACAGTTTGACGAATCAAAATCACAAAATCCATTTGCATACTATACTGCAACCATCACCAATAGTTTTACAAGAGTGTTAAACATAGAAAAGAAAAATCAAAACATAAGAGATGATATACTTGAACAAAATGGACTGAATCCAAGTTGGACAAGACAGTTTAACAACTCACCAGATGCAAAGAAACTACAACCAGAAGCCGCTAAAAAATAGGAATACACATGGGTTTGTTTAAAAAAGCTCTCGTGTTTACAGATATTCACTTTGGCATGAAAAGCAATAGCATCATGCACAATCAGGACTGTGAACAATTTGTAGAATGGGCAGTACAACAAGGCAAGTTGCACAACTGCGAAACTGCTATATTCATGGGCGACTGGCATCATCACAGAGCCAGTCTAAGTTTACAAACCATGCATCACAGTCTACGTGCATTGGAAAACCTATCAAGAAGTTTCGACATTACCTACTTTATAACTGGTAATCACGACTTGTACTATCGAGACAAACGTGACATATACAGTTTTGAATGGGCAAAGCATATACCAAATCTAAAGATATGCAACGATTGGTTTGAACAGGATGATGTAATACTATGTCCTTGGCTGGTTGGTGACGATCATAAGCAGATAAAAACTGCAAGTGCTCAATACATGTTTGGACACTTTGAACTTCCGCACTTTAAAATGAATGCCATGGTTGAGATGCCGGATCACGGTGAAATCAAATCAGAACACTTTCAACAGTACGGCACAGTGTTTAGTGGGCACTTTCATTTGCGTCAGCAGAAAAACAACATCAACTACATTGGCAATGCATTTCCGCACAACTTTTCAGATGCAGGAGATGATCAACGTGGTTGCATGATACTCGAATGGGGCAAAGAACCAGAATACATTGCTTGGCCAGATCAGCCATTGTACAAAGTGCTTGACTTGTCGCAGGTGATCGACTATGCTGACACCATACTCAAGCCAAAAATGCATGTAAGAGTAAACTTGGACATTGAAATATCCTATGAAGAAGCAAACTATATCAAAGAACAGTTTGCAACCAAATATAACTTGCGTGAAATGGCATTGATTCCAAATAAACGCAGTGCTTTAGAAGAAGAACTACAACCTGGTGATATTAAATTCGAAAGTGTTGACCAGATAGTCACAGAACAGATCATAAACATTGATTCAGAGTTCTATGATAACAAATTATTATTAGAAATCTACAGGAGTTTATAATTCTAAACAAAAATTTGATTGTTGTCCTTGAACAGTACATCAACATTGTTGGTAGAATCAATTTACTAGAGATAGATCAAGACTTTGATTTGCTTAAAACACAACTACTTGATACCAAAAAACCAATTTTTGAAACTATAGACTTCTATCTAGCAGAAGACTATCACGGCAACTACTATCTGCCACACTGTAATTACAGCTTAACAACTTTTAACTTGGTTCGTACATTTCAAGAAGTTGATATAAGTCTTAACCGATGTATTATTTTTACAAATCAACCAGGTTATATCAACGGACTAAAATCACTTATAGCTGATACAAAAGAATTGCCAATAGTTTTTGATGACTGCTGGTCAGTATTTGGTAACAATAACTTAGGTAATCCAGCATGGCAAGATATAGGTATTAATGCACATGAAATTGAACGGCATGCACTAACAATGCTTGGTGCACCACGTTTGCATCGCAACGCTCTATACAATCATATACGAAAGAACAATTATTTTGATAAAATTGCCACAAGTTACAGAGGTATTAATGAAGGTTAGATTGTATACAAACACCAAAACAAGATGGAATGAAAATTGGAATCCATACGGCAAACTTGAAACAAGGCCACAAAATGGATATAAAGACAGTTTGATCACAGGCAAACCAAACGGGCACTATGAGTCAGGACCTGACGATTTTCAGCAGGAATTTTATAAAAAAATTGGTATTGATATTGTAACTGAAACTGCTTTTCACTATCCATATCCAAGTACCACAGAAAAAATACTTCGACCGCTAATAAACAAACGCATGTTCTTACTTGTAGGAGCCCCGCACACACTTGAGTTTATTAAAACCAAAGGATTTAAAACTTTTAAACCTTTTATTGACGAAACTTATGATACAATTGTTGATCCATTTGATCGTATGCAAGTCTTGTTACAGGAAATTGATCGTTTGGTAAAATTGCCGATTGACTCTATACGCAAAGCCCTGTTACAATATGCAGATGTTTTAGAATCTAACTTTCAAACCGTAATGAACTTAGAATCAGTCGAAACTAAAAAAATAGTAAAGAGATTATCAAACATATGATCCAAATTAAAGATCTTACAGTTAAAAATTTTATGAGTGTAGGCAATGCCACACAAGCTATCAACTTTGATAGACAGGATCTCACACTGGTACTTGGAGAGAATCTTGACCTAGGTGGTGATGGATCACGTAACGGTACTGGAAAAACCACAATAATAAACGCATTAAGCTACGCACTGTATGGAGAAGCACTGACAAACATACGACGCGACAATCTCATAAACAAAACTAATAGCAAAGGCATGATGGTAAGTTTAGACTTTTGCATAGGTGAACAATGCTATCGTATTGAACGTGGACGTAAGCCAAATGTACTAAAGTTTTATATCAATGATAGTGAACAACTAGCAGAAGATTATGCACAAGGTGACAGTAGAGAAACACAAGGTGCAATACTAAAACTGTTGTGCATGAGTCACACCATGTTCAAACACCTTGTGGCACTTAACACCTACACTGAGCCTTTTTTAAGTTTAAAACAAAACGATCAAAGAGAGATAATCGAGCAACTGCTAGGTATCACACAACTAAGTGAACGTGCTGACAAGATCAAAGAACTTAGCAAACAGACACGTGATGATATCAAACAAGAAGAAATGACTATCAAAGCATTGCAAACTGCAAACGACAAGATTGGCGAACAAATACAAGCACTCAAACGCAGACAAACACTGTGGATAAACAAAAAAGCAGAAGATGTTAAGAAGTTCGAAACTGCTATCAACGACCTTGCACATGTTGATATCGAAGCTGAACTATCTGCACATGCAGAACTAGCCAATTGGACGGAATTAAATAACACACAAATACAGTTGCAAAAAGACATTGCCGCACTGACTGCACAGGTTACCAGAGCAGAAAAAGACGTTGCTAGAACTAAACGTGCATTGGAAAGTTTGGAATCTGGTACTTGTGGTAGTTGTGGACAAAGTGTTGCACACATGAAAACACATCAACAACATGTGACAAAAGCACAGGAGGAATACAATGGGGCAAGTGATTTCCTTAAAGAAATACAAGCAGGCATTGATGCACTCAAGGCAGATAAAAAGGAAGTACCAGCGAGACCAAGAGTTTTTTATGATAGCGTGTCTGATGCACACAATCATAGATCAACTTTATCCTCACTTGAAACGCAGTTACAAAGCAAACGTGCAGAAGCCGATCCTTACATTGATCAAATAGTCGAAATGCAAACAACTGCCGCTACTAAAATTTCATATGATAAACTAAATGATCTTACAAGATTACATGATCATCAAGACTTTTTACTAAAACTACTAACTAACAAAGACAGTTTTGTGCGTAAACGTATTATTGATCAAAATCTCAGTTACTTGAACTCAAGACTCACACACTATTTAGATAGAATAGGATTGCCACACACAGTTATATTCCAGAACGATCTAACTGTTGAAATACAAGAACTTGGCAGAGATTTAGATTTTGATAATCTTAGTAGGGGTGAAAGAAATCGGCTAATTATTAGTATGAGTTGGGCTTTTCGCGATGTATGGGAGAGCCTGTACGGAGCTATTAACTTGTTATTCATCGATGAGATGATTGATTCAGGTATGGATACTTCAGGTGTCGAAGCTGCACTAGCCTTGCTAAAGAAGATGGCAAGAGAACGTGGCAAAAGTATTTGGTTGGTATCACACAAAGACGAACTAGCAGGGCGTGTAAACAATTTACTTAAAGTTGTAAAAGAAAATGGCTTTACAAGTTACAACACCGACATTGATATTGCTTAATGACCAAAATAATACATTTTGAACCTACAAGCCGATGCAATGCCGCATGTCCGATGTGTGCTAGAAACATACACGGAGAAGGTTGCGTTGTTTCATTTGCAGATCTCAGTTTTGATGATTACCAAAAACATGTAAACAAACATATACAACATTTAGAAAAAGTATTTTTTTGTGGAAGTGTTGGAGATCCTTGTGCTGATATTAATTTAATTGAAAAAATTACGTGGATAAAAGAAGTTAATCCAAATATAGTGGTGGGTATAAACACAAACGGCAGTATAAGAAACCCTAAATGGTGGACCGAATGTGGAAATTTACTAACAAATTTATATGATTACGTTGTGTTTAGCATTGATGGATTAGAAGATACAAATCATATCTATAGAGTAGGTGTGCAATTTAAAAAAATTATGCAAAATGCACAAGCATATATTGATGCAGGAGGCAGTGCTCATTGGGATATGCTGGTATTTGATCACAATAAACATCAGTTAAAGCAGTGCAAGGAACTTGCAAAAACTATGGGATTCACATGGTTCCGGAGTAAGGAAACAGATAGATGGGACCAATATCAGTTTGATCATCTAAAGCCTGCAAAAGAAATAAATGAGGTCGACTACCACAGTATAGATCGTATACACTGTGAACGTAATATTGAACAATCAACTTATGTGGACTACAAAGGACAAGAGTTTCCTTGTTGTCATATAGCAGAAATGTTTTACAATGAGACACAAAAACAAAGTCATCTCGATATTAGACAACACACACCAAGTGAACTGATGACAGAATACCAAAAGAGATTGGATGATCACAATCCTTTCTATGTTTGCAAACGCAGTTGTGGAGCAACTGGAGGTAAACGATCACAGTGGAAACAAGAGATACAACTTAGATGACTTGGACATACAAAGGTAAAGAAGTGGTAGATATTCCACCTGAATTTATTGGGTTTGTCTATCTAATTACAAATACCACAAACGATAGAAAATACATAGGAAAGAAACTTACACAATTCAAACGCAGTAAAAAGCCATTGAAGGGAAGAACAAACAAACGTAGGTACACAGTCGAAAGTGATTGGAAAGACTACTACGGAAGCAGTGATGAACTAACTGCAGATGTAGAA